AGTTACTTCTTCTTCGATTCTTTGCGAATCTTGCCAAGAAGAGCTTCCATATGGGGTGACTCATAGACACCAGTAATCCTTCCCTTGGCGATAACTTCGCGCCAATGGTTAGGAGATTCGATGACGGCAGTGCCTTCGCCGGGGATGCCGACTCGGTATTCGTCTTTAGAAGTGTCGTAGGTAAGAAACATTCCTGTGCTTTCTGGTAGTGGGCCGTCAATCCAGCCTGAACTTGTAAGTGCCTGGACGTGCCACCATTCTGATCGCACGGTTTGTTTTAGTCCCCACTTTGCAAGGTAAGGCTTTACTGCTTTGTCAGCCATTGCACGGGTAACACCGGCAGGGCGTCGTAGGTCGACAGCGTGGCCGTAGCCATCTGCTTGTTCCATGTGCCATGAGCCGCGTGGTTTCCATGTGTATGGAAAGTTTGCGCCTGTGCGAAGAATGCGGTCGGGGTTTGCTGCGAGGTTGCCTCGGCCTGCTTTGTATTTGTCGTACAAAGCTTTCTGTTTGGAATACAAACGAACAGCAGGATAAGTTCCGTATCGTTTGAGAGCAGGCTCTGAGAGCAGTCCTCGGACACGGAACTCTAGCGTTGGGTGTACCCCACGCAAGTTGTCGTCTAGCGACATCAGTCGTCTAGGTCAGCTTCGGTAGCTGGTTCAAGGTTGACCATCGAAGGGTTAGCTCCTCCGATGGGTCCCTTGATTGCTGCGTACGACTTGACGATGGACAGCAGAGCGGCAACGAGCGATGCGTTTACCGAGTCCACCAGACCAACATCAAGGATGCCAGCACCATCAGTACCGACGAGAGCAATAAGAGTTTGACAAAAAGCAGAGACAGCACGTTCAGCCGAATCCTTGAGCATTGTTGATGAAAACATATTGCTTAGTTTATTCACTCTTGGTACGAGAGTCCACAATTACGCCGAGAGTATGCAGCGCTAGTGAACCGCCTGAAATCCAAAGGCCCCAGCGAAGGGTGTCTCCAGACATAGTAATCAGAACGAGTCCTACGCCGCCTACTGTCCACGCAAGTGCGTAGCTCTCAAAGAAAATCTTTTTAATCATTTTTTCTCCGAGTAGTAGGTGCAGAGGGTCCTCCTGAAGTTGTTGGTGTAGTTGGGGCAGGGGCTGGCGATAGAGGTCGTGTAGCGGCTGCTACTGCAATGCTGGCACTTTGGACAGCAATGATGGCGCGTCGGTCTTCAACAGACACAGTGGAGCCTGAAGGAATGTATTGCTCAGTTGCGCCAGCAAAGATGTTGACTTCTTCCTCAAATGCTTCTTTGACTTCGTCGTCTGCGTCTTGAATTGCTTCTGCAACTTCTTCGATCTGTTCGTCAGACAGTTCTTCGTATTCGATTTCTTCGATTATTTCTGGTGTGATTTCTTCAGAAGAGGGTAAGAGGATCGTTGTCGAGGGGATCGTGGTAGGGGCCACGGTAGTTGAAGTTGTGGTCGTAGTAGGTGCCAGGGTCGTTGTCGTTGTAGGCAGGACCGTTGTCGTAGTCGGGGGCACGGTCGTTGTTGTCGTTGTCGTCGTGGGCGGCAGCGTCGTGGTCGTTGTAGTGGTAGGCGGGACCGTCGTAGTCGTAGTCGTCGTTGTCGTCAGCGGCAGGGTTGTTGTGGTTGTAGTGGTAGATGGCGGTGCCTCGGTCGTTGTAGTTACTGGGATTGTCGTCGTCGTAGTCGTAGTCGTCGTCGTAGTGGGTGCTGCGGTAGTAGTCGTAGTCGTCGTTGTAGTCGTCGTCGTAGTAGTAGATGACGTTGTGGTTGTAGTCGTTGTCGTTGGAGGGGAGTATCCGTCGGTTGACCATGTGACTGTTCCTGAGCCGTCTGGAATATCCATTCCAGATTGTTCTTGGTATGTTCTGAATCGTAGGACATAAGTTCCTGCCTCGGGAGTAAGGTGGAGCTTGGACCCATAACAGTTGTCTTGTTCGTTGTGGTTTGCATCATCGTCGTCAGCCACGATATTGCCTGTTGCGTCAAAGAGACGCAGCCAAGGATCAATTGTGGTTGCGTGATCTAATGGGCAGGCTACGTTGCTGTCAAATGTGACATGCAGCAACGTTTCACCGTCTAAAGTTATGTCATAGTCCAAGTATGGCGTGTCTGCACTAAGCGAAACGCTTTCAAGTGCAGTTGCAGCAGGTGCAAACCAAGCTGAAATATAAAAGAATACGAGCAAGGCTCGGCTTCCGCGCCGCCACATCAAACCAAATTATCACAGGAAAACTAAATTGAGTAAGGCCCGAGATAAAGGAACCAAAGGTGAGAACGAAATCCTTGATTTATTGCAGAGAGCGGGGTTTAGTGACGCTCACCGAACCGAGTCGTCTCGTGAGAGTCATGACATTCATTGTGAACCGTTTGTGGTCGAAGTTAAATTTGCAAAGCGGTGGATGTTATTCGACTGGATACCGAAGCTGCGACGGGTGGCAGAAGACAGGCCGTTCGTGTTGTTCGCTATCCACGGTGATCGTCGCACCGAGGTTGGTGCAAAAGTAGGCAGAGTTGCAGTTATGGACGCTGACTTTGCTGCTAAACTTATGCATAATTATGTGTTAACGTCCGCGCATGGCCGTGACCGAAATCATACCCATGGTCCTGACAGCGCTGCTGTTGCCTTGGATGGCGTGGGTCAGCAAAATTCTGATTGATATTCAGGTCCGTCTTGCCCGTGGCGAGGAGAATTTTGATCGTGTGCGGGACACGCTAGACGATCACGAAGCCAGGTTGCGAGCACTAGAAGGGCGTTAGACATAATTAGGTCTAGCAGTCTGCTCAGCCACACGATTCTTCGACCAAGCACCGCAAGCCATGCATTGAAACCTGCGGTATGTCATCGACTTCGTAGCACGCATACCGTTTGATACGAGCGGACCGCCGCCGCATTGCGGGCACGCGTCCGGCTTGTTGATAGCCAACGCCACGTTTGGATGGTTCGGAATCCAAGGCAACAGCCGGTCGTACAACTCTTCTGTGAGCCGCACATCTTGAATGTTGTATTTCTTCATCAACGCCCAAGCTTTAGGGTCGTCCATCATGCAATCGCGCCAAAGATCGAACCCAGTGTGCGGGGTCTTCTTGCCGATCCCCAGCGCTTCAGAAACGTGAGTGAGTTTGTTGGATGGGAACTTAAACTGCGACCGGACTGTCTTCAACAAATCAATGTCGATGTGTGGTGCAGCAGGCCCAAACCCTGCAAGCAGAAACTCGCGTTGGAGATGTTTCACGTCAAACGCTTTGCCGTTGTAATGGATTAGAGCGTCAGCGTCAGACAGCAGTTCGTGTGCAGCCCGCACCATCTCGTCGTGGCCGTCGTGATGATCCGAGTAGAACATCACCTTCTTAGAACCGTGCCACTTTGCAGCAAACGAGATCACAGAACCAGTCTTCTCAATCTGGTTCAGACCTACGTTCTGGTTCCACAGCCCCCAAATGTAAGCCAAGTTAGGCGCCGTCTCGCAGTCAATAATTAGTTTCTTCATCCACAGCCTCCCCGTGGTTTTACACAACCTTAGGGCACAGTGAGCAGTCGCACAATGCATGTGCCTTCCCACCAGTCAGCATCGGCAGATAGCTGCTCTGGAGAGAACTGAATTTGGTCAACAATGACCTGCTCAGAGTGGTTGCCTTCTTGGTAAGTTACGACGCTGCGGTCAGCCATCAGAGTGCGTAGACCGTCATACAGCGCTTTAGGGTTTTGCTGTACGGCAGCGCCGTGGCCTCGTGAACTAGCGACACGTTTCTTCAACACAACAGGCAACACAATTTCGTCAATACGTGTAGGAGAAGGAAACGCTTCGATTTGCCACGACTCCAACACAGGGCCAGCAGTCGGTGTGGTTGCGTCACGTTCCAACGTGAACGTCAAGTCAAACTTGTCAGAGCGTGCATAGTCAAGCGTTGCTGGAACACGGTCAGTTAGCGTGAGTTCCGAAAGGTCAACGCCTGTGCCTGTCGTTACTTTGACTTTGACAGTTCCTGATACTGGTGACAACAATCCGTCGTAAACCAAATCAACGTCGTCGTATGTTTCGCTGTTGTCAAACAACGTTTCAGTAGCAATTGCTAGTTCAGGCGACGACCGTACTTCGATCTTGCGAATAACCTTTTCAAATTGGCTGTTCCAACGAATGCCGCCAACAGTCAGAGTGCCTAATTCGACCTTGTTGCCAGATGCAGCTTCGCCATACACGCCGTTAGCAGCATCAACGAAATACGTTTGATTATTTGCACGAGCAAGCCAAGTAACGTTGCCAGCACTTGCTCCTGTAGAGACGAGGTCTTTGGCGTAAGCCGGAACAAGCGGTTCGTTAAATCTTGAAAGGTCTGCGCGGTAGGTTTCGCCTCCGGCTGCGCCTAGCCAAACAAACCTGTCGTCAGCAGTAATAGAGTAGATGCCGCCGTGGTCTACGATTGCAGGTCCGTACAGAACTGAACCGTTTTCTTGCATGGTTGCAAACCGGAATCCGTGGCTGGTCGCAAGAACAAGTACGCCGCCGTATGATTCGATTGCATTGATTCGTTCGCCGCGTGGCAGGTCAGCTACTTGTGCAGGTTGATTAAGAAGTCCGTCTTCGTTGGTCGAAATAAAGTAAATAGAACCAACGTCATCGGTATTGCAAGCTGCATAAATGCCTCTAGGACCAGAGCAAGCATCGACCCATGTGCCGTTAAGTGGCAGCGTAAAGCTAAGCGAGTTTGTGATAAGAGTTCCGCTGTCGTCTAGTTCTTGGATTTCGTCGCCGTGCATTTCAATAAGACGACCGCCAACAACACGAAACAACGTGACATTCTTGTTAGTAAAGTTTGTAGGCTGTGTAGAAGCAGCAGCGCCTACAGCAATAGAAGTGGCGTAACGTGTGCCGTACGAAATGTAAACGTTGGTGCCGTCAGACGCAATGTCAGCAATGGTGTCTGCCGTGCCAGACGCAGGGTCACCCATCTGAGTCCATGTCGGTGTTGCGTTAGCAAAATCGTCTGACCAGTAAAGGTTGCTGCCTGAAGCGACGTACATGTAGTCGGTGCCGTTTTTGACAAACACCTTCATAATTACATCAG